ATGATACTAAGAAAATTTTAAATTGGGAAACAAATCACACATTGGAAAATTATATAGAAAATTTTAAAAATGGGGAAGGGTAGAAAAAAATTACCTACCAAAATTAAAGAAATGCAGGGAACCTTAGATGTAAGTCGTGAGGTTGAAAATGAAATGCAAGTTGATTTGGTTCAACAAATACCTGAACCACCAGAATTGTTATCTGAAATAGGTAAAAAAGAATGGTATAAAGTTACTAATCAATTATATAATTTAAATATGTTACACAATATTGACTTAAGATTAATAGAGGCATATTGTAATGAAATAAGTTTATACATAGAAACTGAAATGATGTTAA